GGAAACTATTTGTTTACTATTAGCTCTTAATTTTAGCTTTTTAGTCTTATTCCAGTAGCCATAATCCTTTGGCTCATAAGTAATATCCCGTAATATTTTATACATAGAGGGATTTGTGGGTCTGGGTAATCCAGGCATAAACCGTTCAGCTGTGCCAGCAGTATCAAAAATATCAATTATTTTAGCAGCTCTTAATTTCATGCCACCTCTTCGATGGCACTAAACTTTTTTATTGGCTCATCCTTTTTGAAAGTATGTTTGCGGATTAAATTCCCTTTTTTGCTTCTATATTCGACATAATGACCCTCACGACCACACTCTGTATATGTTTCCCCTTCATATTCTATAGATTGTTTAGCAACCCCCCTGTTCGAGAATGCTCTATCATAGGTATTCCTATTATTAAACTTAGTATAGTTAGATATATATGGTTTTAATAATGTATGTCTATTAGATACTTCTCTGGTACCTGTGAGAGACTTCACTCTATTTAACCTTAATTTCTCTAACTCCAGCTGTTGTGTCAATAAATACAAATTAGTCGAGGATAGCCGTTTTATTGTTATCAACTTTTGATTGGCAAGGTTGTGAATGGCTCGATGAATACTTGATCTCGATAACCCTGTTTCCTTTTTAATAGTAGCAAATCGAGGATAGGATTTACCAGATTTACCATTCATAAAACAAACCAGCGCAAAATAAACTATCTTATCAATAGCTGATAGCTTTTTATTAAATATGATATTTCTATCCCCTACAAAGAATAAGCTCACTTCTTCCCCTCACAAATAAGATCGTGCCGTTCCTGGAGTAATTGCATCACTTGCAACCAACCATCTGGCAGCATATACATTTCCTCAGATCTCCATGGTGTTAGTTGCTTAATTCTAAAGGATGTAATACTCTCGCCATCCACCTTATAAAAAACCAGGAAACTTGGTAGACCAGCTAATTCGGCTAATTTCTTTGTAGTTGTCGTTGCCTTCCAAGGTTGTCCAACATCAAAAGCAGTTTCAGCTAGATACAAAGGAGTTTTACATTTTAAACAAATACCCGTAGCATCAATATCTATCATTCCGAGCTTTTCTGGTAATGCTCGATGCCATAAAGAATAAGCTGAAAACTTTACATCCTTATAATAAATATTTCTAGCCAAGCTCTGCCTCCATTATTGCTTTTCCGATTTCTCTTGCGATTTGTGGAACGATTGAGTTTCCGAGTGATTTAATTCTTTCTTTTCTATCAATGTCCAGTTTTGAGGATAACCCATCATTAATTCTAAAAAATTCGGATTTATTTTTTTTCCAATTATCTCTGATAAATAACCACTCTTCCGATTTGTAGCTGCTCGGCTGGGTCTTAAACCTTTTCTTATTATATAATCCATTGTGTTCGGAGTAGGCAATAATCCAAATTCTTTCCCTCTTGTGTGGTGCATTAACGGCTGTAGCTGGAATATTAAAAATAATTGTTTGATATTTTTGACTTTCCAAATCAGATTTAATTTGTTTGAGAACCAAGCTGTTTTCGAGGTAAGCAATAGCTTTGACATTTTCAGCAATAATCCATCTAGGTTTTGTTTCTTTAATAATTCTAAACATTTGATCCCAGAGGTTTCTGTCGTCTTTTGAGCCTTTTCTTTTGCCAGCAAAACTCCAAGGTTGGCACGGGAAACCTCCAGTAATGACATCTGCTTTAAATCTTTCTCCTTTAACATTTCTTACTTCATCCTCAATGGGTATATTTGGAAAATTCTTTTGTAATACTTTTTGGCAAAACTTATCTTTTTCAACAAAAGCAATAGTTTTAAAAAATCCTGTGCTTTCCAAACCAAGACTAAAACCACCAATACCAGAAAATAAATCAAGTACATTCACAGATCCCCTTTATTTCTAAATTGATTGACTTGTTCTTTTAACTTAACTTCTAATTCCTTAATTTTTAATTCAGCTTTAGATAATTTAGTTTGTAGATCTCCATTAATTTCTTTATGAGACTTGCTAATTATTTGAAAATTTTTATTTTCTTCACTTAATCTATCTATTTCTTTTTTAAGATCTTTAATTTGATCCTCATACTTTTTAACTTTATTATCCATAACAAAACTCCCCATCGCAATAATCACAAAGCAATAAGCTCTCTCCTTCCCAACCTTCTTTTAAAATATCGTTTGATGGATGATCTATTTCGCAACATCCAGCATGCATTGCTTTTGGATATTTATTTACATAACTCATCCAAACTTTACAAAATCGTTCCCATTCTAATTTATAAGGATCAGCAACAACTTGATTTTGTGTTTCTTTAGGAAATAAAAGTAGAGCTGCAACAATAAATAAAAATAATATTTTCATTTAATCACTATCTCCGTAACCTCCTGTACCCAAGCTCCAGGAATAGTGTTTGTATTACCAACAGTTAAAGATCCATCCTCTACATCTATTGAATAGTCGGCAAAAATTGTAATTAGTTCTTTTGTTTGAATTAATTTATGACCCTTTGAAATACAAATTGCGGGTTTTAACTTTTTAGCTTTTTCAATACTCATCCATGAATTATCCGCCAAGGTGTCAAACCATTTTATTTCTACAAACGGATAATCTTCAATCGTTCCAGATATTTTTTTTTCTTTTTTCTTACGCATAAAAGCTAGACGGCTTAACTTTACCTTTTGTTTTTTGTTCAATTAATTTCATTGATGATCTACGAGGAACTCTTTCTCCGTTAATCCATCTAAAAACTGTACTCTCTGGAGAGACACCTTTAATTCCCAAAAATTCTGCTAGCTTTTTATGTGATAAATTTTTTGATTTTCTAAACTGTTCTAAAGTCATTTTTTGCTTATAGGTATTTTTGCTAATTCGTCAAAGATAAAATGGAATATACAATGTAGAGTTGTTAATATTTGTTAACAAATAGTGAATAAAATATAGGTTTTTACACTTATAGATAAATGTATAAATATATACTTGAAAATTATTTACCTATAGATTACATATTGACATTATGACAATAAACAAATCAAAAATACATATTTTAAAAAATACAAGAGAAATAAATAAACAAGAACACCAAACTGAAACTATGGCTTTATTAAAACAACTATTAGACAGGAAAGGTTGGAACCAAAGGAAGTTAGCCAAAGAATTAAATAGAGACACGACAACAGTTAATCGGTGGTCGAAAAATAGTCGGCAAATAGATTGGGATAATGCTGAAAAAATTGCTAAAGTTATTGGTTGCCATCCAATAGAAATTTATAAACCTCATAATTTTGTAATATTAAAAAGTAGATGTACTTGGAACGGTGTTGTGCATGAAATACCAAAAGAAGATCAATACGCAGTAGATGTGCCTTATGAATATTACCATCCCCATATAAAAGCTATTCTAATGCAATGTCCAGGAGTTCCAACAGACGGTGAGATTTGGTTATTTGATATTCCTAAAGTTAAAACTTTTGCTAAAAATTCTATCGGTAAAATTTGCTACATAGAACCATCTAAACTTGCAATAAAAGAATTAAAAAAAATGAAAAAAGATCCATGTGTACCTATTGTTGCATTATTAAAAGGTAATGGTGATGGTACTTTAGCATTAGTAAATAGTTATACTAATGAACCAATTAACGAACATTGTAATAAAGTACCTACAGAATTTTTAGGTATAGTTTCTCCAGTTAAAGCTAGATACGACCCAGAGTTGTTAAATAATATTAACAAATAATTAATTATATTCCTATATATACCTATATTGTATTGACAAAGTTCTCATAATGTTCATAAAAGTATCTATTGATTTGCTTTATGGAGAAAGACGAATTTTTAGACAATATAAAAGAATTACCTAAATGGGTTGAGCTTTACGGCATCAACCATCACTCCCCTTCTCAAATAAATTCCAATGATGATATTTGGAGTTACAAATATTTATACCTATCCCAAGAAGAACGAAGAGAGCTGCCTATTAATTCTAAAATGTTTTCTGGAGTGTGCCTTGGCGATATGGCGCAATTACAATTTGGTAATTATGTTTGGGAATATGTTAAAGGAAAAGGTTTAACCAGAAAAGAAATTCCACCGCAAAGAAAAGTTTTTGAAAAAATTATAGAAAAATTTAATTTGTATGATCCCGCAGATGATAAAGATAGAGAGCAACACGATATAAATAGACAAGGTTTAGCTCTAACATTCCAACAATTAAAATATGGATTAAGAGAAATTAAATTAAAAACTCCAATAGATTGTGAGAGATCTGTTAGCCTGGAGCTGCCTAATTGCCTTCTACCCTGTATTGGTAGAATAGATATAGAAGATGAAAATAAATTTGTTGAAATAAAAACTAAATGGCGAAAGAAAAACAGACCAAGAAAAGATGGTACATCTAATTATTCTATACCAAAAATAGATGAAGGTTATTTAGGTTGGCAAGACCATATTCTGCAAGTTGCTTTCTATTGGTTAGCTTGCAATAAAAAAAAGAAACCTCACTTATTAGTAATTAATGAAAAAGATTATAATGTTTTTACTCCAGATAATTGCGATGATTTAAAACCAGAAAATTTAGAACTTCAATTAAATAAAATGGCAATAGTTGCCAAACGCAGAGAAAGAGTAATGGAAAACCATGCTGGTAAAACTACTTGGTTCCAAGATATTCCATGTGATTTCGACCACTTCTTTTGGAACGGTTTAGGAGATCACAAACAAGCAGCAATGAAACTATGGGGTTTACTATGAGGGAAGATAACTCAATGATTAATCCTCAAATGTGGCTGCTGAAAACAGAATTAGTAAAGAAAAAAAAAGATCGCAAACTATTAATTATTCTGTCATTTGTGATTTTTTTTCTTATCTCCCTGTTAGTTATAAGTCTCTTTACTAATAAAGGTAGCCAGATGAGTTCAGCCGAGAGGTTTAACAAGGGTTTTATAACAGGCAGTTATCTTTCCCCTTTTTCATACATCTGGCTATCAGAAAGTTATTATGGGTAAAGTTATTAATATCAATAAAATAGAAAACGAAATAACAAAGTTAAAAGCTAATGGCGGTATGTGGGAGATTGGTCCAGGTAAGTTTGCCATTAAACATTTAGAATTAGAAAAATTAGCCAACACTTATAATATTGAAACTAATGTAGAAATTAAACATTGTAATTTAGAAAAAGGTTGTGCAGTAGTAAAAGCTGTTGCAACATTTAACGGTAAAAACTTTTATACACTTGGAGAAGTTTCCCCTCTTAATAATGATTTTATATTTCCTGTAGCTGTAGCAGAAAAGAGAGCTGCGGATCGAGCTATTCTTAAAGCTCTTGGTATCCATGGTAATATTTATAGTTCAGAAGAATTATCAAATATAAAAAATAATAATAATCAAAATACTGGCATAGACTTAAACCAAGAAACAATCATTTTAGAAAGAATTAAAAACGCAAGTCATCAAGCAAACTTGGAACAAATTAAAAGTCAAAATAAAGATTTCTTAACAGAGCTAAAGAAACAAGATTTAAAAAGGTACGAAAAATTAAAACAAGCCTTTTTAAATAGAAACCAGCAATTCATAGGAGGATAATATATATGGCTGATTTTAAAAAACCAGACGATCCAAACTGGGTATGTACCTTTTCATTGAAGAGGAACCTAAATAAAAAACCTGGCGATGATAGACCAGATTTAGTTTTGGTGGATAGTGAAAAGATAAATCAAAAATCTGGGAAACCTTATCGTAAGAACTTTACGATTAATGGTACCTGGTGCGAGGCAGCTTGTTATATCCAAGAAAATAAGGATCTAAAAATTACCATCAAGAAAACTGGAACTGGCGAAGATAAACCAGCAAATAAACCAGCAGTTGATAAGGGATTTGAAGATCAATTTTAGGGGAAACAAATGCAATATGGCTTAACTGAAAAGCAACTAAAACTTTTTAAGTTTATTAAGAGCTATATTTCTAAAAAAAACATATCGCCATCTTACGATGAAATGAAGGTGGCGATAGGTGCAAAATCCAAATGTGGAATTTATGCTAGAATTAAACAATTAGAGGAAAGAGGATGGATAAAAAAACTACCAGGAAAAGCAAGAAGTATCCAAGTAATAAAATGACAAATGCGGATATGTTTAAACCAATGATTTACGATAGTTTAGAAACCCAGGTAGACGGCAATCATTATAAAGCCATGAAGATCCAGCCAGCACAATTTATAAACGAAAATAAACTACCATTTGCTGAAGGAAATGTTATAAAATATACTTGTAGACATTCAAAAAAAGGCAAAATTCAAGACATCAATAAAGCCATTCACTATTTACAAATGATTAAAGAAAGAGATTACCCCGATGGGTAAAGTTGAAAAATTCTGGTCTGGTTCTGTTTCATTTACAGCTACAGAAACCTTTAAAGATCTGGATG